AAAAGTACAAGAGTGTGAAACCCTACTGCCAATACAATATTTTTGGTACCAAGACGGGAAGACTTACAACGATGAAGAATAGTTTTCCTATTTTGACCTTACCAAAAGAGATGCGTTCGGTTCTCAAGCCTACGGTTGGTTCTTATTTCAGCTTGGATTATAACGGCGCAGAGGTCCGAACTTTGTTGGCTCTCGCAGGCTCAGAACAGCCTACAGAAGACATCCATGAGTGGAATAGAGTAAATGTCTTCGAAAACACAGGCACTCGTGAAGAGGCTAAAAAACGCTTCTTTTCTTGGCTTTACAACCCAAGTTCCACTGATTCTTTGCCAAATCGCTTCTATGATCGCAATGCACTTGTGAAAAAACACTGGAATGGTAGACATGTGGTAACGCCATTCAACAGGACTATAGAGGTAGATGAAAGAAGAGCACTGAACTATTTAATCCAAAGCACTACTTCTGATATTGTTATGGAACAAGCGATAAAGCTTGATAAGGTATTGGAAGACTGCAAGAGTAGGATTGCTTTTATTATTCATGATGAGATTGTCTTAGATGTGCATCCCGACGAAGAACATCGAGTTGACGAATTCAAGGACATATTCGCCAACACAAGGTACGGTAAGTTCATGGTTGGCTCAAAAAATGGCATTTGATCTAAAAAGTAGTTGCAAATCAAGCAGAAACAAGATACATTAGGACTGAGGATTTCATGAACGTTATTGGTCTTGGCAAACCCGGATGCGCTATCGCAAAAAAGCTTTCCGTGTACCCGCAATACACTGTTTATTACATTGATTCTGGCTGTGAAGAAGAAAACGGCTTTAATTTTCCGCATTTTGAGCATCCCGAAGAGTACGAAGCCAATGTTCCTGATCTAAAAGACTTTTTTTCCGAGATTGAAGGTGATGTTACTTTTATTTTAAGTGGTGCAAGCAACATTGCTGGCGCGTCCCTAAGAATTTTGCACCAACTAGAGGGATGTAAGATTACGGTCCTGTATATCAGGCCAAACATGACGCAGATTGAAGATGTTAAACTTAAAATGCATCGTGCTTGCTTTGGTGTGATGAAGGAATACGCAAGGTCTGCTCTTTTTGAAAGAATAATTTTACTTGACAACGAAGTAATTGAAGATATATTAGGTGACATACCAATCATTGGTTACTTCGACAAGATCAATGACTTTATTGTGTGGAATTATCATATGATAAACGTTTTGCAGAAATCAGATCCAGTAATGGGTAAGATAGGTAAACCAAAAGAGACTTGTCGGATAACTACGCTAGGCACTGTTGATTTTGAGACAGTAGAAGAAAAATCATTTTTTAATCTTGACACAATGAGAGAAAAGAATTACTTTTACCTTCTGCGAGAGAGCGACTTGCTTTCAAGCGGAAAGCTACTAAAAACGATTAATGGGCAAGTAAGCTCATTGGAAATGGAGAATTGTAAATCGTCTTATGCAATTTACTCTTCTTCATACGAAGATAACTATGTGTTGACTTTGTTTCACACACCAAACATCCAAAAGGAGGAAAAATGACTACGACAGCATATGAAGCTATGTACAGCAAGAAGGACGGATCTCAGCGACAGATTCGTTTTGTGAAGGTTGGGGATCTCCCTGCCAATGTCCTTACCGAGAACGTTAAGGGCACCGGTAAGACTCGCACTCTTACCAATGGTATGGAGTTGGTCTGGGATATCGACAGCAAGGGTTTCCGGACCTTTAACTGGAACACTGTTAGCGGCGACGTGCGGAAGTTTGATTTTTCGTTTGACACAACCACCACTGCTTGATAAAAGCATTAACAGCAGGGCAGGATATTTGCTGCCCTGACTTTAACCAATAGGAGAAATAAAATGGCTATTAATATGAACAAGATGCGTGAGAAGCTTGCTGCTCTTCAAAACAAGGGTGGCGGCTCAAAGAAGAATATGTTTTGGAAGCCACAGGATGGCGAACAGACTATTCGTATTGTCCCAACTGCGGACGGTGATCCCTTCAAGGATTACTGGTTCCACTACAATCTTGGAAACAACAATGGATTCCTCTCTCCAAAGCGTAACTTTGGTGAAGATGATCCACTTGATGATTTCATCCGTAACCTCTTCAACGAGGGTACTGAGGATTCCATTAAGATGGCGAAGAACCTTATGGCACGCCAACGTTTCTTTGCTCCTGTCCTCGTTCGCGGCGAGGAGGAAAAGGGTGTTCGCATCTGGGGCTTTGGTAAGATGGCTTACCAGCAGTTGTTGGAGCTTGTGCTAAACCCTGAGTACGGCGATATCACCGATATTCAGGACGGTACTGACCTGCTTATCAAGTACGGCAAGCCTGCGGGTGCTTCATACCCACAGACTACCATCACTCCACGTCGCCGGACTTCACCACTTTGTGATGATGCAATTGGTGGAGCCGACCGTTGTCGAGAGATGCTTGACAATATTCCTGACTTCAATACACTCTTTGACCGTAAGACCCCTGAAGAGGTTGGTCGTATGCTTGACGAGTGGCTTGAGGGCGAATCAACTGATGACAGCACTGGCGTAGAGAAGTACTCTGCAAGCGAGAGCGGTGATCAGGTCAAGGCTGCATTTGATGCGCTGCTTCAGCAGAGCGCATGATAGCCTTCCCATAACTGGGTGCGTTTTTCAATAGAACGCTAAAACATTATTGACGCGCAGGTTGGGCATGGCGTACAGATGCCCTTACATACGGAGTTTTTAAATGGCAAAAGGTGCAAAACCGGGTAAGATTACCAATGCCGACTTGAGATCCATGATCAATAAAAAGGCTGGTCTGCCAGTTGCGTTTGATCTAAGGGAAGAGAATCCAACAGAAGTTACTGATTGGATTTCTACTGGTTCTCGTTGGCTGGATTCAACTATTTGTAGAGGCAAGCTTGCTGGCATTCCAGTAGGAAAGGTTGTTGAGATTGCTGGTCTTGAAGCGACAGGCAAGTCATATATGGCAGCACAGATTGCCGCCAATGCTCAAGCAAAGGGCATTACAGTAATTTATTTTGATTCAGAGTCTGCTATTGATCCTACTTTCTTGCTGAAGGCGGGCTGTAACCTAGAAGATCTGATTTATGTTCAGGCTACTTCTGTAGAGTTTGTCCTTGAGACAATGGAACAGTTGCTTGGGTCTGATATCGGCAGGCTTCTATTTATCTGGGATTCACTTGCACTCACACCTGCTGTGTCCGACATCGAGGGTGATTTCAATCCTCAGTCTTCCATGGCTGTTAAGGCAAGGATCTTGGCTAAGGGTATGGCAAAGTTGACCAACTTGATTGCAAACAAGAAGGCAACATTCTTGGTATTGAATCAGTTGAAGGCGAATATTACACGCTCTCCATCTGAGGCACTGACCACACCTTATATGACGCCCGGTGGTAAAGCAATGATCTATGCTTACTCGTTGCGTCTTTGGTTGACACGACCAAAGGGCAAGAAGTCTTTTATTGAAGATGATAAAGGATTTAGAATTGGGTCAGAAGTTCGTGTAAGGTTAGAAAAGTCTAGGTTCGGTACTCAAGGGCGAAAGTGTAACTTCAAGATTCTTTGGGGCGAAGACATCGGAATCATGGATGAAGAGTCTTGGTTCGAGGCTATCAAGGGGTCACAACACTTGAGTAGTGCTGGCTCGTGGTATAGTCTTGTCATGGAAGATGGTACAATCAAGAAGTTCCAGCCTTCTAAGTGGATGGCTTCTTTGGAAGATGACAAGTTCCGTGAACGAGTCCTTCAGATTATGGATGAAGAAATTGTGCAGAAGTTTGACCAGCGTGTAGGCTCTGCAAGTGATTTCTATGATTCAGATGAAACTGTGAAACCTAACGAAGCAGAGTAAAGATAATATTCTGTTGGCGTGATACGTCTAAAGGAGAAACAATGAACTCTAATAAAGGCGTATCACGCCTTTTAATTATTGATGCTCTGAATATGTATTTCAGGGCATATATTGTAGACCCCTCTTTGTCTACGAATGGTAACCCAATTGGAGGTTTGAAGGGGTTTTTAAAGATTTTGCAGAAGCTAGTTCGTGAAATGAAGCCTGACGAAATTGTTATTTGTTGGGACGGCGCAGGTGGATCTTTGCGCAGGAAGACAAAGAATAAGAACTATAAAGAAGGTCGCTCTCCTATCCGTCTCAATAGAGACGTTAGGAATCTTACAACAGCAGAAGAGCTACAAAACAAAATGTGGCAACAAGCACGGCTAATTGAGTTTTTAAATGAAATGCCAATTATTCAGTTGATGCTTGAATCTGTTGAGGCGGACGATCTAATATCTTACGTTGTTCAGGATAAAAACTATAAGGGATGGCAAAAGATTATTATCTCTAGTGACAAAGACTTCTTTCAACTTTGTGATGATGAGACCATTATCTACAGACCAATTCAAAAGAAATTTGTCAGTAGGAGTACCATCCTTAATGAGTTCGAGATTCATCCAAACAACTTTGCGCTGGCTCGTGCCATCGCTGGTGATAAATCAGATAACCTTGAAGGTATCAAGGGCGCTGGCTTAAAAACTATTGCCAAGCGGTTTAACTTCTTGAGAGAAGCTAAAACTTATTTCACACAGGATTTGATTCAAGCTTGTGAGAAAGAAGAGAAGAAGCTAAAGTTCCATAATAATATATTACAGAACGAAGAACTGATTCTGGATAATTATAAGCTCATGCAGCTCTACTCTCCGGCAATTTCGCCTCAGGGCAAAATGAAGATTCGATATGTGTTGGACAATTTTATTGCAGAGTTTAATCAAACTGGCGTAAAGGCTATGATGATCAACGATGGCTTTGGCGAATGGGATTGTACAGAATTGTTTGCTTTCTTTAAGAGAATAGTAATCAATAGAAATACATAAAGTACGTTTGACACAGAAACGAGCATAAGTTACAATGAGATCCTTGGGGGGATGTGATGACAGAAAAGACCGATTTTAGTCGGTTTGGAAAGTCTTTTCAAGAAAGCCTGTGCCAATTAATTTTGTTGGACAGGCCATTTTCAGATCAAATATCTGAAGTTCTTGATCTAAACTTTTTAGAACTAAAATACCTACAAGTCTTTGTTAAGAAGATTTTTGATTACCGAAGCAAGTATGGCGTACATCCTACAAGCAAGATTATGGTTACGATTCTTCGTACCGAGCTTGAGAATGAAAATGAAGCCGTACAGAAGCAGATCCGTGACTTCTTTGGTAGAATTTACAATACTGAGATTGAAGGCTCTGATTATATTAAGGATACGTCTCTTGACTTTTGTCGCAAGCAGAAACTGAAGGAAGCCATGTTGCGGTCAGTAGGTTTGTTGCAGACTGCTTCTTTTGATGAGATTTCAAAAGTAATTAACAATGCTCTTAAGCTGGGTGCGTCTAATGATTATGGCTATGATTACCTTAAAGATTTTGAAAAGCGTTTCGAGATTAAAGCAAGGAACGCTCTTACAACTGGCTGGAACGAGATTAACGCAATTACGAAGGGCGGTCTTGGTTCTGGAGAATTGGGTGTTGTCATCGCCCCGACTGGTGCTGGTAAGTCCATGGTTCTGGTTCATCTAGGGTCCGAAGCGATTAAGGCTGGCAAAACAGTCGTACACTATACATTGGAGCTATCCGATACAGTTATCGGAACGAGGTACGATAGTTGTATTACAGGCGTGCCATTGAGCGATGTCTTCTCTTTCAAAGAGATGATTTATGAGAAGGTATCAGAGCTTGAAGGCAGCTTGGTAATTAAAGAATACCCAACTAAGTCAGCAACGACTAACAGCATTAGGCTTCACATAGAGAAGCTTAAAAATAGAGGCATTGAGCCTGACATGATTATTGTTGATTATGCTGATTTGTTGCGTCCAATTTCTGGCTCGAAGGAGAAAAGACATGACTTAGAGACTATTTATGAAGAGTTACGAGGAATAGCACAGGAGGCAGAATGTCCTATTTGGACAGCTTCGCAAACTAACAGAAGCGGTCTGAATGCAGAGGTCATTACCATGGAGTCAATCTCGGAAGCGTTTAGTAAATGCTTCGTTGCAGACTTTATTTTCTCAGTTTCAAGAACAGCAGATGATAAAGTAGCTAATACGGGAAGAATGTTTGTTGCTAAGAATCGAAACGGGCCAGATGGTTTAATCTTCCCTATGGTCATGGATACTAGTAATGTAAAAATTAAGGTTCTACAGCAGGTTTCTAAAGAACAACTAGAACTTGACATGAAATCACAAGCCGAGAATCTGAAAGAGAAGTATAAGAAATTTAAGAAAAAAGGAAATTAACAATGGAAATCGCATCTGAAATTCTATCGGACATCACTGTCCACATGAAGTACGCAAAGTACAGAGACGATCTTTTCCGTCGTGAGACGTTTAGCGAGATCGTAGACAGAAACAAGGCAATGCATATCAAGAAGTTCCCTGTTTGGGAAGAGCAGATTGAGCACGCATACAGTGTTGTTTATGACAAGA